GATGGGACACTGAGAAATGGAAGCAATCGAAATTAGAAAACGCTTTGATACCCTTGTATCTCAACGAAAAACGGTTGAGGATGTATGGGATGTTATTAACAAATTAGTTGTTCCATTTCGAGGGGACTTTTTCCGTGATATTACATCGGAGCATGCTGTCACATGGAGGGATAATCGTGAAATATTCGATTCTACCGCTATCGATGCGAGTAATACTCTTGCTGCTTCTATACACGGTGCTCTTACTTCTCCCGCCATACGTTGGTTTGAATTAGCATATAGGCTGGATACCCTTAATGATAACAAAGAGGCACGCCAATGGCTTGAAACAGCCGCTCACAAATGTTTCACTGCCCTGCAGGATTCTAACTTTAATTTGGAAGCCAATGAGACGTATCTTGATTTAGTATCATATGGTACGTCAATGATTATCGAGGAAGTTGAAGAGAAGAACGGTGTTTTCCAAAAACTTAATTTTCAATCTGTCCCGGTTGAAGAGTGTTGGTTTGAGCAGGATCATGCGGGACAAGCAATTCGGACATATCGACGGTTCATGTGGACCGTTGACCAGATTATAAGCAAATTTGGTGAGGATAAAGTGCCCGATACCTTGGTACAAAAAGCCAAGAGTCAAGGTACTCAATCAATGGATGAGCGGTATGCAGTTATTATGTGCATATTTCCTCGACCGGATAAAGCTGATGCTGATGTCAGTAAGACATTATCAGCCACAGAACGACCATTTGGAATGAAATATGTTCTCCACCAAGATGCAGAGGAACTTGGTGATGAGGGAGGTTATTATGAACTCCCAGCATTTATTCCACGATGGCGAAAAACTTCCAAGTCGATGTGGGGCCACGGCCCAGCAATGATTGCCCTGCCGGATATACTGACAATCAATCAACTCGTGGAGCTTATTCTTAAAGCAACAGAGAAGGTTGTCGACCCTCCGACCAAAGTTACAGAGCGGGGTCTATTGTCCGACCTCAACTTGGAACCTTCTGGATTAACCGTTGTCCGTACCATGGACTCTATAGAACCATATGAGTCCAAGGCACGGTTTGATGTAAGTCAACTTCAGAGGGAACAACTCAAGCAATCGATTCGGTCAATTTTCTTCGTCGACCAGCTAGAGCTTAAAGAATCCCCAGCAATGACCGCTACGGAGGTTCAAACACGTTATGAACTCATGCAAAGACTTCTTGGGCCGACACTCGGAAGATTGCAGTCAGATTATCTTGACCCACTTGTTCAGAGAACATTTAACATTCTCTACCGGGCCGGTCAACTTGGTCAACCGCCCGAAATTGTGTTCGAACAATCGAATGAACTTGACATTATCTACACCGGTCCTCTTGTTAGGGCACAGCGCTCTGATATTGCCCAAGGCGTAGCTAGGTGGGTCGCCAGTGTTGCCGAATTAGGTGAAATTGAACCCGATGTCCTAGATATTCCAGATTGGGACAAGATTATCAAGGAACTCGGGTCATTGGAGGGAGTACCTGCCAAATTGATGCGCAGTGAAGTGGATATTAAGAAACGTCGTAAAAAACGTGAAGATCAGATAGCTGCGACTCAACAAGGATTGGAAGATCAGGAGGTAGGAAAGGGCCGTGAGGCACTTGCAGATGCAGAAACCAAGTTAAGAGAGGTACCGGGTCTTGGACAAGAAGGAACAGAACAAGCAGCCTAATTTGACTGCGATTGAGAGCCTCGAAAAGAAGGCAAAGGACTTTTACCAAATATTCACTTCGCCACGCGGTGTGAAAGTTCTTGAAGCTCTGGAAGAGGAATTTAACCCCGATAAATTACTCGGGAAAACGGATGCGGAAACAAATTACAAAGTCGGCGGTAGAGACGTTGTAATATACATTCGCCAGATGATAAGGTTTAAAGAAAATGCCACCAAACAACGAGAATTGGAGAGACAATCTTCCGGAAGCGATACGTGATCATGCCAGCCTGAAAGATATTAAGGATGTTGGAGCACTTGGCCAGTCCTATATTGATGCTCAGGCTACCATGGGTGCATCTATACGTATTCCGGGTCCAGATGCTGGAGATGATGCAAGAATAGCATTTTATCAGAAACTGACAGATAAGGTACCGGGTCTTATACCTACTCCTGATCCGGATAATGCGGAACAGATGGGTGCCTTATACAAACGTATGGGGCGACCGGATGATGCCACAGGGTATGAACACCCAGAGGGTGTCGATGCTACACAGATGGTTGAATTTGCTACACTTGCCCATAGCTTGGGCCTAACTAAGACCCAGTATGGTAAGATGGTTGGGTCGTTGGCTGAGTTTACTGCCAAGAAGGCCGAGGTTGCTAATGATGCATTTGTAGCCGCTCAGCGTGCTCTTAAGCAGGAATGGGGTATCGTATATGAGGACAATCTTCAGTTAGTTAATTCTGTTATGAAGGGAACCGATGCGCCTAAGGAAATGATGGAATTGGCTGCTAATGGCAAGTTGGCTCCTGAGGCCACTAAGTGGCTCTATAATATAGGGATACAACTAGGGACGGAGGGCATTAACTTTACTAAAGATGAAACAACGACTCGTCTTTCTCCATCTGAAGCTAAGGCTCGGTCGGCGGAAATTGTAAATGATAGTAAGGGTCCCTATTGGGATGCCGGTCATCCACAGCATCAAGAATATATCCAGCGCGTTGTAGACTTGAATCGTGCCGCAGCAGCCGGAAAGTGAATTCAAATGTTGGGAGTGTGGGGCCTGTTGCCGGTTAGCCGGTTTTAAGGCCCCTGAATTAGATCGGGGGGATAGAGCATGTATACATCTTACAGAGGATAATCTGTGTGAGATTTATGAAGATAGGCCCAATTTCTGTCGGCTTAATCCAAATCGCCCTATTAAAGAGCAAACTGCCTGGTGTAAACTTCAAGAGGCCAATTGGCCGGAATATGTGGCTCGATTAGAGAAACTTGCGGGGGGTTGACAGAGGGTACCCGGATGTGGTATACTCGCGGGAATGAGATAGACGCGGGGTAGCTCAATCGGGTCCTGTGTCGCCTCCGGTTGACGATACGTTATCGTAAGCTGCGGGTCCGGGTAACCGGGTAGCTCCAAGCGCAAATTTTTCTTTTAACTTTGTGTAGGAGCCTCTAATGGTTAATACAGTCGACAATGTTTTCATCAATACGTATGAAAGCATTCTACGCCATCTGGCGCAACAAATGCCGTCAAGGCTCCGGTCAAAAGTCGTGGAGCGTGGCGTCAATTCCGAGCAACACAATTGGGAACGTTTGGGCACAGCAGAAGCCCAAGTCAAAACTACCCGGTTGCAAGCAACCCCGGTTCAGGACTTCCCGTGGTCTAGACGTGTAAGCGTTCCAACCACATACGATGTTGGTGATTCCACCGAGCAAGAAGACATCGTGCAAATGATCATTGATCCGAATTCGAACCTCTCGCAATCGCAAGGCTATGCGATGCGTCGAGCTTTCGATGATGAGATCATTGCTGCCGCGACCGGTACCGCTCTTACCGGGTTAGGTGTTGCTGGTGCATTCCCCGCTGGACAGAAAGTGTTCGGTGTCACGGTTGATGTTTATGACACCAGCCTCAACTTCGATCTTGTTACACAAGTGACTGAAAAGTTCCTTGACAACGATATCGACCCCGAAGAACCCAAGTGTTTCGTAATCGGTCCTGTTCAGGCCCGTAAGCTCTTGCAGCTGACGGAAGCGACCAGTGGTGATTATGTCTACGCAAAAGCCCTTGGTGAAATGGGATACGTTGACAATTGGATGGGATACCAGTGGATCGTTTCCACTCGGTTGAACCACCCAACCGCCCCCGGTACGGATATTGATTGTTTTGCAATGACACGTAAGGCAATTGGCCTAATGGTCGATCGGGATATTACGTCGCGGATCGCAGAAGACCCGTCGATCAGCTTTGCATGGCGCATCTATTCGTTTATGACGATCGGTGCAGTAAGAGTCGAGGACGAGCATATCGTTCAGATTCAGCTGGCAGACACGATTTAACCCGTACTTCTGGCGAAGTGTGAGTTGGGGTCCCGATGTCGGGACCCCTTTTTTACAGGAGATTGAAATGGGCGTTAGATTCACAGTAGCCGATCGCGATATCGTTGAATCGGCGATAGTTGCATCTGCTCAGGATATGACTGCTGCTATTGCAGCGGCAGCGGGTGAGGTAGCAATTTGCGTTGGTGCTAATCTTCTTGACACGGATTCCCGATTTGTTGTTGAACGTGCCATACAAGAAATGCGTGATGTATTACGCGAGGCTCAATGGCCAGAAGGTGCATTAGCCACAAATTTTGCTCATGAAACAACTCCCGTAGTACAAACGAAGGGCCAAGTGGTTCAGAATAATGCTGCTACCATAGCGGCCTTAGCCTTAACGGAAGATTCCATTGCCATAATCTATGGTAATCTTTTCGGTGCCGGGGAAGGTTCTTCCGTGAATTATCGGAATGCCATTGAGAAACTTAAGAATGAAATATCCAGACGACTTTCGTCTGAGGGTGGCGCTGGGCTTACCTCTGCCACTGGTATTTTAACAGCTTCCGCTAATGTCATTGCTACTGATACGGTGACTGTTAATGGGAGAGTTTATACATTCATAGCTGTTCCTGTTGCTGCCGATGATATTGATATTGGTGCTGCGGCTACCGATTCTTTAGATAATTTGATCGCAGCCATAAATAGAGGCCCCGGTGAAGGAACTCTTTATGGCACAGGAACCACTGAAAATGCTGATATCAGTGCTGCTGCAGGCGCTGGTGACACAATAGATGCCACTGCTAAAGTTCCAGGCCCAGACGGAAATGCTATTACAACTGTCGAGGCAAGTGCGACTTTAGCTTGGGGTGCAGGTACCTTGCTAGGAGGTACATAAATACAATAAGGAGTAAATAATGAGAGTCGGAGCAAATGTTCGCCAGTATCATCGGATTAAAAAGATGCACAGGGAAGGAGTGCCAGCCAATATTATCGCCGCTACGATTGTTATGACAGAACAATCGTTGGAGAAGATATTAGCTCATTTGGACGGTCGACCCGAAGTAATTCTCGCGGTTGAGGATAATCCGGATGTACAAGCACTTCGTTTAGCAAATGCGGAATTGGCCGCAAAATTAGCCAGATATGAGGAACCAGTCGATGCCAAAGGGAATGGGATACGGGAAGGGCTACAAGGGGAAGATGAAAAAGAAGGGGAAGATGAAAAAGAAGGGAAAGAAATATAAGGGGAAGATGGCGTATAAGAGGAAATAGTAATGCTTAGTTTGACTGATGAGCGGTTCGCCGCTCTACAGGCGCTGGTGCCTGCGGCCCCACCTACTACCAATGACATGCTTTTTGCATGGTTGCTTCAGATTGGAGGCACTGGCAACACCATAAGTGATCGTTGGCGATCCATGCTTGTGTCAAAGGGAATAACGGCATCCCAGTTTAATGACATGTTTTTTACGTGGTTAGGCACTCTTGGGTTTACCGGCACATTAAATGATCGTCAATTAGCTTTTTGGCGCGCAGGTGCACCAACATCCCCAACCAATTTAATTGTTGATGGTGATTTTCCGGATTTAGTTAACTGGACTAATCTCCCAAGTTCTGCTGTAGGTGTTCCAATTGCAGGTACATTACGGTTAACCACTCTAGTTAATGGTGCACGTAGAGGTGGAATTGCCGTTAATCCTGGTGGGGCAATAGCGGTAGTATCAGGACAACAATATACCATCGAAATAACCGTGTCAGCTGGACCTACTGCTATTGAGCCAATAACAATTGGTATGTCAAATGTCGCTGGTGATACGGATCGTGTCACGTTTGATGGTCCCATTTCTGCCCCTGAACCTTATGTTATACAAGGTATTTGGGATGTTACTATTACGGAGAGTGTTCGCCCTGTTGTATATACCAATTTTGGCAATACATTATTCACATTTGATGTACAGAATTTCTTAATGAGATCGACTCAGTAATGCCACGTTTATCCCCTATTCAAGAATCCTTTGCCGCTGGCGAAATTTCCAAGAATGTTCGAGGGCGAGTCAGTTCAGATGCATATGGGTCTGGGCTAAAGTTTTGTGAGAATTGGATCCCGCAAGTCCAGGGATCAATACGTCTACGTGATGGGTCTGAATATTGTGGTGATATGGACTCACGTAATACTGCGGCTGTTCTATTCACTTATCAAGTTAGTCTGGATAAAGATTTCATAGTTGAGGTCGGTGATGCGTTCATCATTGTTAGAGACGGTTTAACTGGCGTACAGATAACTGGCGGTGATTCTGGCAACTTGGTTGTTGACCCTACTTATCAATCCGAATTAACTCATTGGGATTTTAATAATAATTATCTTCCAATTGGTGCTTCCAATCCTTTTAGTCATATATCTTGGCAGCATGGCGATGATGCGTTTTCCGAATTTTTGGTAATGAACAATAATCCCGGACTTCCTGAGCCTGAGCCTGATGGTGCGAGGGGTGGACGACTTACACAAACTATTTTAGTTCCAACAGGTGCAGAAGCCATTGCTCATAATGTTACGGTCAATTTTCAAGCTCAATTATCCGCTAATGACATTAATAAGTTAGGTGGAGTACCATTAGCGAATATGGATGTTATAGTTACATTTGCTGGTCACACCGAGATAGTTCCTATTATCGATAGTGGCTGGTATTCAGTGGATTTTGATTTTGCACCGGGTGCTAGTACAGCTATATTGGGTTTAGGGGTTAGGTACGATGCATTACCAATTCCCCCTGATGGTGATCCTCTTGTACGTTATGACATTCCTTTTATGTTTACCGAAGTGTCCGTGGTAGTTGCCCTTCCCGGAGGGTCAGGTACACCAGTTGAATTTGCATCTCCTTATGCCCTTGAAGATTTAGTGTGTATGCATTCAGCTATGGACCCTGCAGAATCCGAGCTATGGTTAACCGTTTCAACTAATAATGTGGAGCCACGGCAAATTACGTTTGATGGTATTGATTGGACATTAACTGCTTTAAGTGCCGTTGTTGGATTTGTAGCGCCTACTCCTAATGTATGGGCTGCTAATAATCACCCGTCAGCCGTTGCTATACGGGATGGCAGATTGTGGTTGGGTAATGTACCCACTGATCGTGCTACAATGTGGGGATCAAGATCAGGGGTATATGTTGATCTTAACAATGCTGCTGCTGCAACTCCAGATGATCCGGTATTATTTCCATTAGCGGCTGCTGGTAAAATTGTGGCATTATCCAATCAAAAACAGTTGGTCATCAATACGGATGTATCGGAAATTGTAGGTGCGTCTAGTCTCCCTGGTAATGTGATTGCATTTAATGATTTTGGTTTCCCGAAACAAACGGATTGGGGGGCATCTTGTGTTCAGCCAGTAAGTGTCGGTCGACAATTAATTTATGCTAGTCCATCAAATAACAAATTACGTACTTTTGCTGATGAGGGCGGCACTAATTTTGGTTGGGATGGGATTGAGTTAAATTTGCTTGCTCAGGATTTATTTAATACTAAGATTATTGAAATGGATTGGGCCGATGATCCTGCTTATCAATATTTATGTGTACTAGGTAATGGTACTTTAGCAGCGGCTACATATTACTATCCTGAGAAGGTAATAGGATTTTATAGAATCACTACTGATGGTCTTATTAAATCCATATCCATAGTAAATACTACTAAGGGTGCTGTTGTATGGATGTTAATTGATCGTGAGGGGACTTGGCGTTTAGAGAAGATGCCATTT